TTTCATGCTGTGTCCTTTCTTAGTTTAAGTTTGCATGTGTAGGCAGCGCGCAAACGCTGCCCCAGATGTCAACTTGTAAAAACGATATGAATGCATGTGATCGCTGTGAGAGATACAGCCCACCAAATGCAAAGGCGTTCAGCTGTGTTTGTGTGTCGATATGCTTGGATTGCTTGCTTGATCATTACAAAAACCTCTTTGTTAGTGCCTCAATTTTTGACTGCTCAACTACGCGGGCATCATCGAACGCATCGCCTAAATATTTCTTGATATGCTTGGACGTTGTTGGGCTAAACTTTGTTTCAGTCTTAAACGCGCCTTGGTCGTCCCAACCCGCAACTGGTGTTTCGTAGGAAAACGCGATAGAAATGTCTGTTGATTTCATAGGCAGATCAACGCCCGCCACGAAGCGCAATTCTGAAAGATTGCTTGCGATTGCTTTTAGTTTCATGCTGTGTCCTTTCTTGGTTTGATTGCATGTATAGGCAACGCGCTGTGGCGTTGCCCTAGATGCATTCAAGAGGTGATACCCGCGCGGGCGTTCAGCGCGCACTGCACATCATTTGCTAGGTAGTAGGATTGGAAAACCCAACCTGCGCCATATTTTTTGCCGCGATATTTGTCGGCAAATGCAGGGCGATACATGCGATTTCCTAGCGGCGCATCACCATCATCAGCGAAGTAAATGCAGCTAATGTAATATCGCGGATTGCCATTTATGTCGTTATTTAAACGTTCTGCGCTGCGTGCAATGTCTAAAGCTTCCTGTGTGATTGTTGTCATGCTGTGTCCTTTCTTTGGGTTGATTGCATGAGACTGCAGCGGCGAACCGCTACAGATTGATACAATCGAAGAGAAACAAACATTCGCCTGAAACCACGGTGCGATCATGATCTGGTCTAGGGGTTCCTCACAGGTACAGAGGATCGCAGCGTACAGGACGGTAAGCGGTGTCGGGTCAGGGACTGTGCGAGGCGGGGTGGAAACCGCTCGTTGCTTACAAGACCAAATTAACCCTATAGGGTTATCATTACAATAGCATTTTGATAGCATTGTGACGATTTATTGAGATATGGGCAAAAGTGTGACCCTTATATCACATTATCTCAGAATGATAGGAAACGACATTTTATGACCTGAGCATCGCGGGAAATTTACCTGCACTCAGCGGGCCTTATATCGCCTCTCAGGGCATAATCTACTTTTGCGTGTGTTTTGCGGCGGTTTTGCGTAGGTGCGCGGTATACCATTGTTTTGCTTGGTATTTCATTGTGCGGGATTTGGCAGAGTGAGTGCAGAGCTGGACGCAACGCACATTGAAACACAGAGTTGCGCACGGGCGCGCGCGAATAGCACATTGCAAAACATCGGTAAAGCAATTGTGCAAAACGGTACTGCATTTATGCAAAACAGTACAACCAGATGCAATGCGCGAGCATTGTTTCTCATTGTACTAAATCAGTACAATGCAATACCGTGCGAAACATTCGCGTGTCTATTGTTCTTGACTGTACTGGATTAGGCGCTTGCAATACTGAGCAGTACAATCCAGTGCAACGGTATACAATCTTGCAAAAGCCCCCCCCCGTCACACCCCCACCCCTACCCCTATTATTATTATACATTCCCACACAGAAAAATTTGTGCTACACATTTTGTTGAGCGCTGCAGTCCTCTAGTCCAAACCCCTCCCTGATGGACGTTTTCTTCCTCACTGGCTGCAGCGTTCATTTTGCCTTTGAAAATCTATCAAAGTAATACTAATATCGGTACAGTGCTGGGACTAATAATAATAATAAAATACCTATAGGTATTATTATTAGTATTAGTACAGTACACGCGAGGCTAATTTAGGAGTTATGTATGGCTGGTAAGCCTAAGTTGAAAGCTGCTCTTGCAGCCCTTGATAGAAGGGGTGGCCCTGAAGCTTTGCAGCAGGAATTGCTTTCGGGTAAAACTATTCCAATGATTGCAAAAGAGCTTGGGTTGGATCGTGGTTATTTGCAGCGCAACCTGATGAAAAACGAAGAGTATGGCAAGGCGATAAAAGAGGTTGAAGCTGAGGTTGCTGATGTGCAGGCTGCTCTTGCCCTTCAGGAGCTTGTTGAGTTGAAGGAAGAGCGTGCTTATGAGAAGGCGGCTGCACGCAATCCTGATAATGAAGCTGTAGATAAAAACCTGCAGTATGTCAGTCAGGTTGATATCGGCATTGCTAAGGGCTTAGCCCACCAGCGCAACTTTATTGCTGCCAGTTTTAACAAGGCGCGCTATGGTAGCGGCAATCAGCAGAACATTCAGATCAACATTGGTGACTTGCATTTGGATGCGCTGCGGAAAGCCAAGGTGATTGACCATGAGTGACGACAATCACAGCGCAATGCTGGACTTTGTTGAGCGGTACGGCAAGAAGCCTGCTTTATTTGTGCAAGAGGTGCTTGGCGTAGAGCCATTGCCGTATCAGGCAGAATTTCTGGAAGCGATTGCGTCTGGCGAACGCAAGATTAGCATTCGGTCGGGTCATGGTACTGGTAAGTCTACAGCAGCATCATGGGCAATGCTATGGTATTTTTTGATGCATTACCCAAATAAAGTTGTTGTAACTGCGCCCACCAGCAGTCAGCTTTTTGATGCCTTGTTTGCGGAGCTAAAGCGCTGGATAAACGAGTTGCCTGAAGGGTTGCAGAGCATACTTAACGTTAAATCGGATCGCGTTGAGCACACTTCTGCGCCTGCAGAGATGTTTATATCGGCTAGAACGTCACGCGCAGAAACGCCTGAAGCGCTGGCTGGGGTTCACTCTGAGCATGTTATGCTCGTTGTAGATGAAGCCTCTGGTGTACCTGAGCAGGTATTTGAGGCTGCGGCTGGCTCTATGTCGGGTCATAACGCGACGACGATTATGTTGAGCAACCCCACGCGGAGCAGTGGTACGTTTTTCGAAAGTCAGACGCGCATGGCGGATAGCTGGTGGACACGCCGTTGGTCATGCGTGGATAGCCCTCTGGTGAGCGATGAGTTTGTCGATGAGATGCGGCTCAGGTATGGCGAGGAGAGCAATGCGTTTCGCATTCGTGTGCTGGGTGAGTTTCCGCTTGCTGACGATGACACGATTATCCCGTTTCATCTTGTGGAGAATGCCACGCACCGCGATGTGCAGATTGATGAGGATACCAAGGCGGTCTGGGGTCTGGACGTAGCGCGCTTTGGGCAGGATAAGACTGCGCTGTGTAAGCGTCAGGGTCCGATTGTGACTGAGCTTAGGGCTTGGTCTGGGTTGGACTTGATGCAGACTGTGGGTAGGGTTGTTGCTGAGTATGAGGCGTTACCGCCTAGCAGACAGCCAACGCAAATTCTTGTCGATAGCATTGGCGTAGGCTCAGGTGTGGTGGACCGCCTGCGTGAGATTGGCCTGCCTGTGCGCGGCGTGAATGTTGCTGAAAGCCCGTCTATGGGCGATACCTATCTTAATCTGCGGAGCGAGCTTTGGTTTAAGACGAAGGGTTGGCTTGAGGATCGTTCTTGCAAGCTGCCGAAGAATGACCAGCTTATCGCAGAGCTAACCAGCATTCGCTATAGCTTTACCAGTTCAGGAAAGATGAAAGCTGAGAGTAAGGACGAGATGCGCAAGCGTGGCTTAGCCTCTCCTGACTTGGCTGATGCGCTTTGTTTGACGATGGCTTCGGATGCTGCAACGGCGTTATCTGGGTCGTTTTCTAGCTGGCGTGGCGAAATTAGAAGGAATTTGCGTGGAATAGCGTAATGTGATACGTTTGCAGCAAAAGGAGTTAGCTATGAAACCATGTAAAGGTTGCCCCACACCCGCAGCGTGTAAGCGTGCAGGTATGTGCATGAAAAAGAAGTATGGCAAGTAAATGGCTAAAGCTGCTAAGAAGAAAGTAAAGAAGTGATGTAATGTTTACCGCGTTTGTTCTCTTGTGCGCTCAAAATTACTGCTTTGCAGTCGGCGGCCCTGCGTATGTCGATGAGAATGAATGCATTGCTGATTTTATGCAGAACGGAGTTCCATCTTTGCAGATGAAATATCCAACGTATACAATCAAGCAGGTTAAGTGTTATGAATGGGAAAAGCAGGTGAAGTCCTAATGCCGTATTCTAAATATAGCCCAAAGCAAAAAAAGTTAGCCGCAGTGGCTCCACCACGCAAGAAAATTACTGGCGCAGACTTGAAAAAGCTGAGCAAAAGCAAAAAAGGTAAAAAGAAATGAAAGCAGGAGCAGCACTAGGATTACTCGCTGGTTTAGGCGCGTTGAATGCGTTAGGCGGTGGCAGAAATGGCACAGGCAAGCGCTTTACTGGCTTGATGGACATGCTAGACGGTGGTGGCGCTGGCGCATCTGGGGATAAGTTTGAGGGCGGTGGCTTGCTGTCTATGCTGGGTAATCTTTTTGCTAAACCGCTTGAGGCGCAGCAGCGCGTTGAGGATATTGCCGCACGCACATCTTCAAGAGATAGAGATAGCTCGCCCAAGCCAGTTTTACGTGAAGCCTCTCAGGCTGATGCGGAAGCTGCTATGGGGCTTGGCCCGTTTGGCGGTACTGGGCCAACAGTTACACCCCCAGACATGCTTGGATCACCGCAGGGTTTGCTTGCTGCTCAAGCTGCTAATGAGGCAGCTATGGGTCTTGATCCGTTTGGTGGCGTTGGGCCTATGCGCTACTCTGGTCGCGGGAATTTAGGTATGCCTCGCGAGGCTATGCAGCATTCTGGCAGAGGCACAGCAGAGGGTTCACTAGGCGGCATGCAGTATTCTGGTCGTGGGGATGTAGGCATGAATGACAGGACTGGGATGAGATATTCTGGTCGCGGGAGCGTAGGTATGCCAGTACAACCTGAGATGGTTTATTCTGGTAGAGGCACGAGCGTTGGTGGATTTAGTCCAAATTTGTATGCGTCGATGATTGATGATCTAAGGCAGATTGACCCAGACTTTGTTAATAACGCTGACAATCAGACTTTGATGGATGTGTATAGCACATATGTTCAAAACGGTGGAAGCCTTTACTAATGCCTAAAGACCCCCGCCTCGCCCGCGCTGGAGTATCGGGTTATAATAAACCCAAGCGTACTCCAAGCCATAAAACCAAGTCACACGTAGTTGTGGCTAAAGAGGGCGATAAGGTTAAAACAATTCGCTTTGGTCAGCAGGGCAAGACGGGCGATAAGACTATGACAAAGCGTGCTAAGTCATTTAAAGCAAGGCACGCTAAAAACATTGCCAAGGGCAAGATGAGCGCCGCATATTGGGCAGATAAGGTTAAGTGGTAATGGCTATTACAACCTACGCAGAACTAAAGACCGCAATCGCCAACTGGCTGAACCGCGATGATCTTACGAGTGTTATTCCTGATTTCATCAGTCTTGCAGAGGCTGACATGGATCGCAAAGTGCGCCACTGGCGTATGGAAGAGCGCAGCACGGCAAGCATTGATGCGCGCTACACACAGCTACCCGATGGTTTTATGGAAGCTGTGCGCTTTCACCTAGATGTAGATGAGCGTCCTATTGAGCTAGTTACGCCATTAGCGCTTCAGTCTTATCGTAGAGGTGGCGCGGATACGAAAGGCAGGCCAAAGTATTACTCTGTGATTGCAGGTCAGCTTGAAGTTTGGCCTACGCCAGACAGCACATACACAGGTGAGCTTTATTATTACGCACGCACAACGCCGCTTAGCGACAGCGCAACGTCTAACTGGATTTTGCAATACTTCCCTGATGCATATTTGTATGGTGCATTGATGCACTCAGCGCCTTATTTAGTTGATGACCAGCGAACAGGTGTATGGGCATCGTTGTACCAAGCAGCCATTGATGGTATTAATAGTAACAATGAAAAGGCCAAGTTTGGCGGCTCAGGCTTGCGCATGCAAGTTAATACATTCTAGGAGAGCAAAATGCCAAGAATAGAAAACCCAGTATTTGACGCGGCACTGCAAGTATTGATTGATGACGGTGATCGCTTGGATTTGTGTTCGCAAGAGCCAACAAACTACACAGAGGCGACTAGCACATATTCACTAGGCAATCAGACATCCATTACGATTGGCACGATTGCTGACGGTGATGTGTCAGGTCGCAAGGTGACTGTTTCTGCAACAAGTGGCGGCACTATTGACGCAACAGGTACAGCAACGCATTATGCGATTTCTAACGTAGCAGGCACACAACTTTTGGCGGCTGGTGATCTTACAACCTCACAGCAAGTAGTAAGCGGCAACACGTTTACGACAGAAGCATTTGATATTGAACTTCCTGACCCTGTATAGGTGCTAAATGGTTACTCTCGCCAATCGCGTTAAAGTCGCAACAGCTACAACTGGCACTGGCACAATCACGCTAGGTTCGGCAGAGGATGGTTATCAAACCTTTAGCTCTGCTGGGATTAGCGATGGCGACACAGTTCGCTACACGATTGAAGAAGATGGCGCATGGGAGATTGGCACAGGTACATATACCGCGTCAGGCACAACGCTATCTCGCACACTTACTGAAAGTTCTACTGGATCGCTTCTAAGCCTATCAGGTGAAGCGATTGTTTTTGTTACAGCGGCGGCAGAGGATGTACAGCAGCCACCATCAGAGGGTGCATTTGCGGATGGCGATAAAACCAAACTAGACGGTATTGAGGCGAGTGCTGATGTAACGGACACCACGAACGTCACTGCGGCTGGTGCATTGATGAAAACTGGCGGCACAATGACAGGCAATCTTGTCTTGAATGCCGATCCCACAGCGGCACTAGGAGCAGCTACGAAAGAGTATGTAGATACTATTGCA